CTGCGGGGGCGCGTTACAGGTGTGTGTTGTGGAGTGTAGCAGGTGTGTTATAGTGTTGTTGTTCTTATCGGGTTACAGTTGGGTGACTTTTTATGTCGGCAATGTCTGATTATCTTGAGGCGAAGGTTTTGGATTACGTTTTGCGTGATACAGCGGATTGGGCACCGGCTACGGTGTATCTTGCGTTGCATACGGCGGATCCGACTGATGCGGGTACGGGGGCTGAGGTGTCTGGTGGGTCTTATGCTCGTCAGGCGATCACGTTTAATGCTGCTCATGCGACGAATGGTACGATTACGAATTCGTCTGCGGAGGAGTTTACTTCGATGCCTGCGGCAACTGTTTCCCATATCGCTATTTGGGATGACGCCGCGACGGGTAACATGTTGTTCTACGGGGCGGTTACTGCGTCTAAGACTGTTGCTTCTGGTGACACCATTTCGATGGCGGCTGATGCTCTAACGATTACGTTGGCTTAATATGGCTACGTCATATCCGGGTTCGCTGGATACTTCGACGCAGCAGCCTTCACCGTCGGCTACCGACGAATTGGATGATGCCGGTTTTTTGCATGACGAGGTTCATACGAACCATTCGGGTGCTTTGATCGCGGTTGAAACCAAGTTGGGGTCTACGGATTCTAACGCGGTTGCTGATTCTGTTTTGATGGGGACGGGTACGTCTGCGTCTTCGTGGACGACTGCGCCGACTGTTGCTGGTTCTATTACTTCGGCGGGTTTGACTGTTTCTGGCGAGATCGCTGTTGCCGATAATGTGTTGTCGCGTCCTGAGGTTAAGGATTACGCCGAGACGGTTAATGCGATTGGTTCGACGGGTGGCGGTACGCAAGATATCGATTTGACGTTGGGTAATGTTGTTACGGCGACGTTGGATGCGAATACGGCGTTTACGTTTTCTAATCCGTCGGCTACTGGTAAGTCGTGTTCGTTTATGTTGACTCTCACTCAGGATGCGACTGGTTCTCGTACGGCGACTTGGCCTGCTTCGGTGAAGTGGGCTGGTGGTACGGCTCCGACGTTGACTACGACTGCTTCGCGGGCCGATGTGTTGACGTTTACGACGGTTGATGCTGGAACTATTTGGTATGGGTTTGTAGCGGGTCAGGATTTCTCCTAATGCCGTTGGGTGCGGCGCGGTGCGGGATCTTAGGTGCTGCTGGTGGCGGCGAGGATCTTCCGTTGACGGCGTTCGGTGGGATCATCACCCAATACACCGATGGCGGTACTACTTACAGGGTTCATACGTTTCGTGGGTCTGGGTCGTTTGAGGTGTCGTCTGGGTCTGCTGATGTGGATTATCTGATTGTTGCGGGCGGCGGTTCGTCTGGTGGTTTGTATTATGGTGCGCCCGGAGGCGGCGGTGCGGGCGGTATGATCACAGGGACAGGTGTCACCGTATCCGCTGCTTCTAGCCCGTATACGGTTTCTATTGGTGCAGGATATAGAAATGGTTCACTGGCATACGAAACGGGTAACGGTAATCCCAGTTCCGCATTTGGATTTAGTGCTTCAGGTGGCGGTGGTGGTTCTGTGTCTAACAATAATGCCAGTACAGGGGGTTCTGGTGGCGGAGCATCTAGTGGTTACACGGTAGATCCCACGGGGGGTGCTGGTACTAGCGGCCAGGGCAGCGATGGCGGTGATGGTTATGGTGGAACAACGGGCAGTTATACAACAGTTGGAGGCGGAGGCGGAGGCGGAGGCAAGGGCGGAGTTGGAGCAGATGCGGCCAGCGCCACTGGCGGCAACGGTGGCACCGGTGGATCAGGCTACGGCATAAGTGCTACTAGCCGCGTGTATGCAGGAGGTGGTGGTGGTGCTGCATACGTTACTGGAGGGGCGCATGGCGCGGGAGGTTCCGGTGGCGGCGGAAAGGCTGGATATTTCGCGTCACGCGGTCAAGATGGAGTACCAAACACAGGTGGAGGCGGCGGCGGATCATCGTATACGACCGCGCCGTCAACTTTCTGTAACGGCGCGGCCGGTATCGTAATTATTAGATATGTGGTGGCATAATGACTGTTGACTATCTCAGCGAAGGCGTACTTACTGAAGGCGAAGCGTGGGTGTTTATCGCTTCAACAGAATTATCGACCGCGGCGGCAACCGTGACATTTGCGTCAGGCACAGGAAAACAAAACTGGAGCCAATACCTTGACCTGTATCTCATAGCGGCACCTCGACGTGATTCATCGTCGGCTGGCGTAGGGAATTATCGGCTAAATAATGATGCGGGTAGCACCAGTTACGTCCGGCAAGAATTTTACACAAATGGCGCCACTGCATATGCGTATGGCACTACCGGGTATTCGTATAACCGGTTTGGGTCGATGCCGGGCGGGGCAAGCAATTATTTCGGAGGGTCTGTTACACAATTCTTTGACATCAACTCCGGGAAATACAAATCCTCGATCACTCAATATTCCAATGAGTATTCGACCGGCGGATCTGGGGGAATAGTCGCTGGGACATGGTTGTCGCAAGCAGCGGTCACAGAGATTGATCTTACTTTGAATTCGGGAACAAATTTTGCGGTAGGTTCCCGATTCGATCTTTACGGGATACTTCCTAAGATGGTGTCCTGATGGCAACGGTCGAAGCGATTGACACTGTATATCTGGAAGCAGATGCAGCGTCGGTAACTTTTTCGTCGGTTCCTTCGACCTACCATAATTTAGAAATCCGATGTTCGATGCGTAGCCGCTACAACACAACCAATTCGTACGACACGTTGTATATTCAACTAAACAATATTTCGACCGGCTATTACACATACCATCAGCATTACGCCTCTCAGTCGTCTGTCGCTGGCGGGGGTGCTGCTGGTGCCAATGGCTCATACTTGCCATTCGCGTCAACAGAAAGCACGGAAGGCGAAATGTACGGTTGCGCCGTAGTTGACATGGTTGACTACACAAGCACTTCCAAATTTAAAACAGTTCAGTCGTTGACACAGACCGCCGAATTGGGGGTACCTGCGTCATATGTGGTATCTAATTCGGGGCTGTTTTATAGCACCGCCGCTGTGACAACGATCAAGTTGGTTCCATATTCGGGAAACAACCTTGTGCGAGGCACTGTGATTTCGCTTTACGGGTGGAGGAATTAATGGCACTCGTCAATGTTATTGCGTCTACGACGTTTCCGTCGGATGGGACATCATGGACAGCATCGTCTATTCCTAGCACATACGATCATTTGCTTCTCAAAGGGTCGATTCGGCTTGGAATCAATAGTGCACAAAACCCAATGCGAGTAAGGTTTAACTCTGATTCAGGAGCAAACTACGCATACAGAATCATGTACCAGAGTGGATCAAGCATAGCGGGATACTACAACGGCGGGACTGCTACCTCGATTCCGCTTGCGTACATGACTGGGAACGGGGCGACGGCTAATTGTTTTGGAACATTCGTAATGTGGATGCCGAATTCGGGATCGTCGCACTATAAGGCTTTGGTGTCGGAAGGGCATCCAGAGAATTGGGCCTCCGCGATTTACTATCCGCAAACAGTCAGCGGACTTTATGAGTCAACGTCTGCGATTAACGCTATCCAAGTGTACGACCACAACGGGTACGATATTTTGCAGAATTCGTCCCTAACATTATACGGCATCAATAACGCCGGATAGGAGAACCTATTATGCCAAGACAAAAGGTGGTCGATAATGTCTATATCGACCTGACCCCTGAGGAAGAAGCCGAACTGGACGCGATGGGTGAGGCCGCTGACCGCGACTTTACTATGCTTCGCAGCGACCGCAACGCACGGCTATCTGCAACCGACTGGACGCAAATACCAGACAACTCATTGACAGATGACGAACGCATCGAATACAGAACGTACCGGCAGGCGTTACGCGACTACCCGGCACAATCGGATCGCGTATCGACCCTTCCTGCGTGGCCTGATGCACCCGGCGAGGCTGAGGCACGCGCTGAGGCTGAAGCCGCTATAGCCGCTATGGAGGCTGCTTATGCAGCGGAGAACGGTCTAGGTTAATGCTTTACCGTGGCGTAGGAATAGATTACCGCGCTGCGGATACAACGTATCGTGGCGTACAAACCCACGCTATAACTGCGTCGATTACATCGTCAGCGTCGGTAACGGCTGACGTAATCGAAAAGGCTGCGATTCAGGCTTCCGGATCTAGCGTTACAACGATATCTGCTGATATCTCAATGACGGCGCTGGTTTCAGCGTCACCATCGTCATCAGCGTCTTTGTCGGGATCAGTAATAGAGAATGCTTCCATAGATGCAAGCCTATCAGCAACCGCATCAACTGTCAGCGCGGTCATAGAAGAAGCATCCGTGGCGGCTGCCCCGACAGGGGCGGCTTCGCTGTCTGCTGCGATAGTCAAAGAACGCCCGATAGAAGCAGGCGTGTCGTCGGCTGCTTCGCTGTCAGCAGAAATAGTTGAGGTCGCATATGTGGCGGCTTCGCCATCTGGGGCGGCTTCGCTCACGGCGGAACTTAAGAAGTCCACGCCGATAACTGCGAATCTGTCTGCTACCGGATCGGTTGTTGTCGCAATTATCGAAGAGGCGTTTGTTGTTGCGGCTCCGTTGGGGGCTGCTTCGCTTACGGCGGGAATAGTCAAAGAGCGGCCGATCATGGCGGGATTGTCGGCGGCAGCGTCGTGGACAGTTCCGCTTATTTTGCATGAAGCCGTTATCGAAGCGTCAGTAACTTCGCAGGCGACCGCCAGTTCAGGAATTATTTGGTACAAGCCAAACCCGAATGTGACTATTACAACTACGTTACAAGATGATGTTACACTTGCAGTCGAACTACTAGACAACGTGACACTCACGGTGGGGGTCTAATGGCTACATACGACAAAGACGACAGGGTACGAGTGACCGCTACGTTTACTTCCGGTGGCACAAATACTGATACTTCTGTTGTTGCGACACATCGCAAACCGGATACAACCGACACAACGCTAACTACTACAAATAGCGCAACCGGCATTTACTATGCGAATGTTGACTTGGATCAGATTGGTACGCACACCGTCAGATTTACGGGAACGTCGCCGGTTAAGGCTATGGAAGTTGTTGAATTAAAGGTCGGCAAGTCTATATTTGATCATTCGTGAAGAAACTCTCCTACGTTCTGCCGGATCCGAACCCGGCTAAAGACAGAGGCGAAGCGAACCGTGCCATCTTCTTAGCCGGTTTGGAAGAACACGGTAAAATAAGTAAAGCGTGCGCCATCGCCGGTGTCACTAGATCGGCTTACGATAAGTGGCGGCAACGCATCCCCGGTTTTTCGGAGAAGGCTGACGCTATACGCCACAAAGCACTCCTTGAAGGCGGGTTAGAGAAGTGGGATGGCACATTTGCGTCGTTTAGGGGCGAATATTTCGGCCATATGTCGCCCGGATTCCACATCGAAGCCATAGATGCCTACGAGAACACTCCGCCGGGCAACATTACCCTCATTTTGTGGCCCCCGGAGCACGGTAAGACTACTTTGGCGGAGGATTACTTCTGCAACAAGTTGGCGGTCAACCCAGAGTTTCGTATCACTGTCGGTTCCGAG